TGATACTCAGTGGATTGTATGCAGCGTCCATGATAGTTGTACCGCCGCCTGTTTTGTTGGGAATACGCTTTTGGTGAATTTCGTTTTTAACACGCTCAACAAAACCCATGGCCTTGTTGGGAGGCATGTTGCCCACATCAACATAAAACACTCTGCGCTCCGGAGCACGTTGCACACGATAAATGATGATACTATCTTCAAGCAGTTCTTTTTGCTTGTAGGTTTTGAAGATTGGATCCAATATACTAGCACCAAAGGGCCAGTTGTTGTCCATGCCTTCTGTTAGACCCAAGTGAACAATATGACTAGCATCAACACTGTACTCTTTGATGTTGCCCAGTGTGCTGCTATAGTCTCCGCTGCTACCGTTGCCATATGCACCGCGGTCCATGACCTGTCCACGCATCATGCTGTTGACTGTGCCATAGGTCTGTGCATGTTGCACAGGTTGACTCACAGTTTTTTCCTGCATGTTTACGTCGATGTTTTTGACAATGTACTGCTCAGGCTGTTTGCCTTTGGCTTCATTTACAATTGCTTTCATAACATCCACAGGATTTACATAGTACAGTTCCCATGTTTCTGGATCTCTGATAAAGAATTGATCGCCATATTTGATGCTGTTGCGGAACATGCGAAAAATACGCTTGTCCCAATCTTGAAGGTTGCACCACTGTTGCAGTGTTTGTTCGAGAATTTTGCTTTCACTTTCTGTAGCATCATCTCTGTATTCAATGCGAAAAGGCAATCCGCTGTGTTCGTCTATTTGTGTGCTGAACTCACTGATAATATCCAGTGCAGCGTTGATTTCGCTGTCCATGTCCATTTGGTCATACTGCGCATATCGTTCAACACGATTGGGTTGACCGCTGTATACTTCAGGTAGCCAACTTTGGAAACGACTAGCACTGCTAGGTTTCATACTGTCAGCGTTTTGGCCGCCGTATACTGTAAAGTGTTTTTTCCAACTCATAGAATGCTCTTTTCTCTATTATAGTATATTTATCGTGTTTGTCAACCTAGTTAGTTATTGCTTTCAGGAGGAGTAGGAGGCGTAGTAGAAGGTAAGTCGTTTCCACCAAGAAAATCATTTAGATTTTGTACTACAACATTTAATGCATTACCGCTTGCTGAAAGAACTCTACTAAACACACTATCTTCACTATCGCCGCCAACCGGCGCTCCGCCTGCTGCAAATGCTGCACCACCTCTTCTCAGTATTTCTGCTGCTTGGCTTATACCATCAGGACCAAATTCACTGGCAATAATTGTACCAAGTTGTGCAGTGTTCAATGTTGCTCGTTCCATCAATCCTGCTAGTTCTTGTTGTTCTGCAGGAGTTAGTCCACCTTCTTCTGCTTCTCTTGCCTGCAACTGCGCCATTCTAGACAGTTCAATAACTGGTCTTGTACCTGCATACTGTCCCATAAATGTACCACCAGCATTTGCTAGACCTTGGAAGAAGTCACTGCGCATAGCACCGCTCATGTTTTGCAACAAACTAGACATCATATCGCCACCTGACGTTGGGTCAACACCCATGGCCATCATAACAAAGTCCATGGTCAATGATCTCATAACATTGCTGAGCACTTCTGCGTCACGCTGAAGTCCCGTTGCAGCCAGTGATCCATCATCAGCAGCACCTTGTTGTTGACGTCTAGCTTCTGCTTCTGCGTCAATAACACTGCCAGAGGTTATCAATCTGTTCTGCATGCCCAATAGTTCTCTGGCAACGCCTGCAATAGGTCCACTGGTACTGGCAAGCATGCGCAAGTTTTCACTGTCCAGTCCGCCAATTTCATCTTCAATGATCTGTCTTAGACCAGCAGCAAAGTCTGTTCTTTCCATGCTGTCTCTGTTGTTGATAACAAAGTCTCTGATGCGCTGAAAGCCACCTCCCATGAGTGCTTGTTGTTCACTAGCAAACGCTTCAGCAGCACGACCAGTTGCAATTTGAGTAGCAATAGCACCTGCAATACTTTCTCCCAGTGTACCCATCTCTGTGCCCAACACATCAATGGCCATTCTAGTACCTTCACTGGCATTGCGCAGTGAACTCTGTACAATTTCGTCTTGTTGTAGCGCACGTCTGTTGGCCAATCTTTGCTGTAGATCTTCGCCTGTTAGTCTTGCCATGCGCTCTTGCAGTGCAATGTTATCTGTTATACTGGCGCTGAATTCTTGCATGTCTAGATTGCGCATCTGTTCTTGTGTGCTGGTCAAGCGTCTCAATTCCACTTCTTCTGCCAGCAGTCTGGTCATGTCTGTGGCACTTAAACCAAAATAACCAAATTCTCTAGTAGCATTGGCAAACTGTCTATTGAGTGCAATTAAACGCTGTGTGCCTTCAGATGTGTTATCTCCAAGACTTCTGATAGCAGGGCCACTGGTGATCATCATGTTTGTAAACTGATCCAATGTCAAACCCAAGTCTCCCACGTCTCTGCGCATCTGCATGAAATCTTCTCCCATGCCCACACCAACACGTCTGCTGTTGTTCATAGCAGCACCAAACTGTTCAAGTATACCAATACCTGTACCCATAACACCTGCCATCATAGGCATCTGTATCATGTTAAAGAAACTGGCTGCTTGATCACTGAATTTTTGTTTGTCTGCAAATTTGTTGAAAGTGTTGACACCTTCTCTGAACTTGATACTTTCTTTACCGATATTTCTCGCAGCGTCAGACAGTCTTTCACGAACACTTCTTGCTGCATCGTCCAAGTTGTCAGCGGCACCGTCCAGTCCTTGACTTTGATCTTTGATAGCACTGGCAGTGGCACCCATTTGCACAGCCATCTTATTGGTTGCGTCCAATATAGCCTGCTGTGTGCCTTCCATGGCAAAGTCAGGCACTTCGATTGGTACCATTTTGCCTCCCATTGGAATTTGTATTAATGCCATTAACTGCTCACTTAACTAGGATAAATAATTCTATATACTGTTATTTATAGGCGAAAAATGAACAATCCTCTGGACAAATACTATCGTACCAAAGAAATATATGTAAAGTTGCCAACACAGGGCAAATGGTACACAGACAAACCAAATCTCACAGAACAAGGAGAAATTGGTATACTGCCAATGACTGTGAGAGATGAAATGCTGTTGAACATACCTGACGCACTCTACAATGGCGAAAGCATGTTTGAATTGTTTAAAAGCATCGCTCCTGACATTCAAGATCCTTATGAAATTTGCATGCCTGATGTTGATGTTATACTGCTGGGCAGCAGAGCAGCCAGTTATGACAACAAACTAGATGTTGAAAGCAAGTGTCCTCACTGTGAAACATACAATCAGCACGAAATAGAATTGGGTACTATACTTGGTCAAGTAAATGTTATTGAAGAATCCGAGATAGAAATTGGAGAGTTGACGTTTGTACTCAAACCCAACACACTCAAAACTGTAAATGCTGGCAATATACAAACTATTGAAAATCAGAGACTGATTGAAATGATGCTGAGAAATCAAAATCAAGAAGAAAGCATCAATCAAGAAACATTCAAAAGAAGTTTGGAATTGAGTACTGCTACTGCACTAGCAATAATTGCAGACGGTATTCACGAAATCAAACTGCCCAACGGTGAGTCTGTGACACAACTGGAATACATCATTGATTACTTGGGCAAAACCGACAACAAAACTGTAGATCTATTAAAACGTGCTATCACCAAGCAAAACGAAAACGGAATCAGCAACGACTTTGAATTCTTTTGCAGCAATGAAGAGTGCAACAAAAATTACAAAGCACCTGTAGAGTTTAACCCAGCTTTTTTTTTCAAAAAGCCTTGAGAAGATGCACCAATCACAAAGAAGTACAAACACAAATTGATAGACTCAATGACTACAGAAAATCCATCAGAAAAACAATCAATCAAATAGCACTGTTTAGTAATGGAAGTTATACCATACAAGACATGTACAACATGCCCATGTATTTCCTTGAAGAAATCAAAGAAACTATGATTGATAAAGCTGAAGCAGAAAAACAACATCTAAGCAAAGGTAAAAAACAAACATTCTAATTCGAAGAGCTAACGCTCATCGTCAAACTCATTTCATTCGTTTGAAGTTTTTCTTTTTGAATAATTATTTTTAATGATAACGTTATTACCCTGTTTTCAGTCGCACTTAGCCTGTGTACGGCCAAGTGCAAAAAAAAGCTAAGGTCATTACCCCGCTCCCAAGCGCACCGTTATTAGCGAAACCTTTTCAGGCAGAGGCGGTTGTGCTCAACCCCTTTACTCGCCGCTTTCAACGCAGGCTACTGAATCGCAAATAACGGCAACTGATTCAGCAATACCCGTGGGTTGTAATAGCTCAACAGAGCCCACTCTTTTGGTTTGTGTCCCCCGGCAAGTTCCGTTGGCTAAACACCATGTGTCGCCTCCTCAATGCTTTGTACAAAGGGGGTATATTATTTTTTAAGAGATTCGATTAGTGCCTTAGATCCGCCTACACGGACGTTTATAATGCCATTGTAATATTCTTCAGTGAGCAATACTTCTCTGTCGAATTGTTCTTTAGCCTCTAAGTAAGATAATTCTCCTCTGCTGGTGCAGTAATGGAGTATTTCTCTTGTGAATTTGTCTGGACCTAAAAGTTCAACATCTGCATTAAGTTTGTCTGAACTTCCCCAGTAGGTCCGCCAGTCACTTTCTTTGGTTGAACGTCTTTTATTTTTTTTGCCTTTGAGTGGTTTTTTAGTGACCTTAAACTGTGCTAGTTTTTTGCCTATGTATTTTTTGCCATTCGTGGTATTGGTAATCAGGTAAACAAACCCAATATAACCCTGTGGTATTTCATCTACGATTTTGCCTTGATAAGTCCATTGCATGTGTGTATATAGCAACTACTATATATGTCGAAAACTGTAATTGTCAACCTAAATGTACCTCTTTTTTAAGATTTGCCAAGTTTGTTTGTATCCTCGATCAATCTGGTGATACACGTTGCAAGCCTGTGCTGCCGTGTGATCGTTTCCTCCAGGAAAACAATTGTCACCAAAGAATATAGTTGT